GAAATGATGGAAGCCGTAACGGAAGAAGTGGTAGATAATACTAGTTCAGAAGTAAGCGGATTTGAACATTTCCTCTCTAAACTATAACTCTACAGGAGTAAATAATATGTCAGAAGAAATTAAAGACATCGCTGAAGAGGTTATTGTTGAGGAAACTAATGAGGTAGTAGTTGAAGAAACTACTATTGAGGCTCCCTTAACAGAAGCTCGCACGATCTCTGCAATTAATGCATCTTTACAAGAAATGAATAAAGATGAATTAGATGCAATCTTCGAAGCTGCTGAAAAGGCTAAGGCGAAAGCTAAAGTTGAATCAGAGCATGAAGATGATGAGGACGATGAAGAAGGTGATGATGAAGAAGGCGAAGTAGAAAATGAAAAGAAAGAAGGCAAAAAAGCTAAGAAAGAATCTAAGTTTAAAGAAGACTTAGATGCTTTAGTTAGTGCAGAAGATGCATTATCTGAAGGTTTTAAAGCTAAAGCTGGTACAATCTTTGAAGCTGCTTTACAATCAAAAGTTGCTACAGCAACAGTAGAATTAGAAGAGCGTTATGCTGCTGATTTAACTGAAGAAGTAGAAGCTATTAAGTCAGACTTAGTAGATAAGGTAGATGGTTACCTTGGCTATGTTGTTGAGAATTGGATGAAAGAGAACGAAGTTGCTATTGAGCACGGTCTTAAATCTGAAATCACAGAGTCATTTATTAATGCAATGCATGGCGTGTTCTCTGAGCACTATATCAATGTTCCAGAAGATAAAGTTGAAATTATTGACGCTTTAACTGAAGAAGCATCTGATGCTAAAGACCAACTAAACGCTGCTACTGCAAATAACGTTGAATTATCTGAGAAAGTTAAAGCTTTCGAAAGAGCTAACGTAATTGCTGAAGCGTGTGAAGGCCTTGCTGCTACAGAAGCTGCTAAGCTTAAAGAATTAACAGAGTCTATTGACGCTGCTGACCTTGAAGAATATGCAACTAAAGTAACAACGATCAAAGAGTCTTACCTTAAGAAAGACGACACTCAGGAAGTAGCTACAGAAATTGACGCTATCACTGAAGAAAACCAAGAAGAAACTGCAAAGAATGTAACTAGCGAAATGGCTAGTTACTTACAAGCAATTTCTAATTTTAAATAATTCTAATATTAGGAGAAATCAAATGGAATTAAATGCAACACAACTACAGGAAAAGTGGGCACCTGTATTAGAAGCAGCAGACGCTGGTACTATTCAAGACGCACACCGTAAAGCTGTAACAGCGATTATTCTTGAAAATCAAGAAATCGCAATGAAAGAGCAATCAATCGCGGGCGGTTCAGACGCAACTGGTTCAATCGACAACTGGGATCCAGTAATGATCTCGTTAGTACGTCGTTCTACTCCAAACCTTTTAGCGTTTGACGTAGCAGGTGTACAACCAATGACTGGTCCAACTGGCTTGATCTTCGCTATGAAGTCAAACTATTCAGATGGTACTTCAACAACTGATCCTACAGAAGCTTTATTCAATGAGCCTAACACTTCATTCTCTGGTAAGATGTCTACAGCAACTGCTGAAGGTTCTACTTTTAATGAAATGGGATTCTCAATCGAGAAATCAACTGTTACAGCTGAATCTCGTCAGTTAAAAGCTAACTACACAATGGAATTAGCGCAAGACCTTAAAGCTGTACATGGCCTTAATGCTGAGTCTGAGTTAGCTTCAATCCTTTCATCTGAAATTCTAGGTGAAATCAACCGTGAGATGATTCAAACTATGAATACTCAAGCTGTTGCTGGTACTGCGTTTGATGCTGCTGTTGGTGGTTCATCTGCTGGTCGTTGGGAAGTTGAGATCTACAAGAACCTTATTACACATATCGACCGTGAAGCTAATGCAATTGCAATCGCTACTCGTCGTGGTAAAGGTAATTTTGCTATCATCTCTTCTGGCGTAGCTGCAGTATTAAATGCAACTGGTAACGTTCAGTATGGTAACACTGCTAACATTAGTCTTGCTGATGTAACTGGTAACTTATTCGTTGGTACACTTAACGGTGGCATCAAGTTATACGTTGATCCATTTGCTGCTACAGACTACGTTACAGTAGGTTTTAAGGGTTCTAACTCTTACGATGCTGGTATCTTCTACTGCCCATACGTTCCTTTATCTATGATGAAGACGGTTGGCGAGAATGACTTCCAACCACGTATCGGCTTTAAGACTCGTTACGGCATGACTAATAACCCATTTACTTCGGGTTCAGCTGCTTCAAACGTGTACTACCGTACGTTCGCTGTAACTAACCTATAATATAGGTCAGTAACAACTGAATAAGAACCCCCTTAATTGGGGGTTTTTTAGGCTCTAAGACTTATAAATAGTTCTATATGCCAAGTACTAACTTCCTAAATCCAACCTCTTTTGTATTACAACTAGATAGAGTAATATACCCTACTGCTGAGTTTACTGTACAAACTATGGTATTACCGGATGTCTCTGTAAACGGGGCTCCCTATCATACACCATCTAGATCTATTGCCATGGCCGCAGATAAAATAGAATATGGGCAATTTGAATGCTCCTTCTTAGTAGATGAAGATCTTATTAACTATAAAGAAATTTATACATGGTTATATGATCAAGTGGATGATGTACATTCTCAATCTAATGTTAGAGATCTAACCCTAAATATTATGTCATCGGCTAATAATGTTACTAAGCAAATTAGATTTATTGATGCATATCCTATTAACCTTTCATCATTGCCCTTTGATATAACCACTACAGATGTTGAATATTTAACAGCTATAGTATCATTCAATTATTCATACTTCGAAATTGTCTAATGATGTAATAATGTTTAAGCCGAAAGGTGGAATGTGCCCTGATGATTGGAAAAAACCAGATAATCCTACGTGGTATGAATTACGTACAACCCTTGATACCCTTCAAGAATGTTATGCTAATGCTGAAAGGCAATTAGCTAATGCCAGAGGTATTCAATCTCAAATAGATTTACAAATGCGGATTAAAAAGCTCGATGCTATGAGGATGATCTTAATGGAGTATTTAGCCCCAGATTAATTAGCTTATAAATAACATTGATCCAACGAAGGGTTATTAATGACAACGACGTCCTTTTAAATTAAAAGGAGAACAATATGTACCATGACTCAGGCCTATGCGGTTTCTTAAAAGGAGCAGATAGAATTTATAATAAGAAAGCATCCCTATGTGAAGATCTAAAATTTGCAATGTGGGTAAATAATAAACAACCAACGGAACTTAAACTACCAAAGCATAAGTTAATTATGGCAAGATTTAAACAAATCGAATGGTGGAGTGGCTTCCCTGACGTATCCACTTATAAGTACAATGGATATAAAAACTCATGAGCGAAGAAGATAAGAAGAAATACTCTGAGTGGTTTAATAGGTGGTATCACCGTGACGGATTAGGAATATATTATGGACGATGAAGATTATTGGAGCTAGTATAAATAAGTTATATATTATGAAGGAAGTGACTTATGGACATACAAGAAGTACTAGACATGTGGGCAATCGATGGGACCATCGATGAATTCAAGCTTGATGACACCACTATCAAAAACGCAGTATTACACTCAAAGTACTTGAGTTTAATCACTATAGCTAAACTCAAAAAGAAACAAAGAAAACTAGAATATAATACCCTCTTAAAGAATAAGTGGCTTTATTATAACGGTAAACTATCCCAAGCACAAATTGATATATTCGGGTGGGAGTATGATCCCTTCGATGGCTTACACAAGCCTCTTAAGGGGGAAATGAATTATTATTATGATGCTGATGAGGACATCCAAAAGGCCCAAGCTGAGCTCGAATATCATAATGTCCTTGTAGATACCCTTAAAGAAATCTTAGATACAATCAGATGGCGTCATAATCAAATAGGTAATATTATTAAATGGCGTAGCTTTGAGGCAGGGGTATGATGAATGTATATGTTGTAAATGATAAGATAGAGATTAAGGCAAGAGACTTAGAGGCGCTAATGGATAAATGTGAAAAGAGAAAGATAATAATAGACGTTGTTACCTTAGATGGTACTATAATAGCCGATAGACTTAAACCGTCTATAATAACCAGTAAAACCACCCTTGGATCTTAAACTAGAAAAGATTGATGAAGCCTATTATCGAGTAATATCCGATGATAAAGGCCTTATTATGGAACTCTCTGAGTACTTTACGTTCTTTGTGCCTGGCTATAAATTCATGCCAGCCTTTAAGAATAAAATGTGGGATGGTAAGTTACGGTTATTAGATAATAGAACCAATAAGATATATCAAGGCCTTCAACGGTATATCGAGAACTTCTGTACCGAGCGTGGATATTCTATAGAGGTCCCCCATAAAGATGAGTTTGATAACAATATCGATTGGATCGACTGGTTACCTTTAGGTAAAGATATTAAAACTAGGGACTATCAGAAGGATGCAGTTAAGCACGCGTTGACCCATCGTAATGGTATCTTATTATCTCCTACAGCCTCAGGCAAATCTCTTATTATCTATTTACTAATTAGATATTTCTTAGAATACAACAAGGAAAAGAAGGTATTACTTATTGTCCCTACCACCTCTTTGGTTAAGCAAATGTATGGGGACTTCGCTGACTATTCACAAAATGATGAAACGTTTAACCCAGAGATCTGTCATCAGATAATGGCAGGGGTAGATAAGAATGCTGATACCCAAATCTATATCTCCACATGGCAGTCTATTTTCAAAATGAAAAAAGAATACTTCCAACAGTTTGGGATGGTGATTGGTGATGAAGCCCATAACTTCAAGGCCAAGAGCCTTACTTCTATTTTAACCAAGTGTAGTAATGCTGAATACCGCTTTGGCCTAACTGGTACCCTTGATGGTACACAAACCCACAAGTTAGTTTTAGAAGGTTTATTTGGGCCAGTGTATAATGTAACCACCACTAAGGAACTCATCGATGCTAAACACCTATCAGATTTAACTATTGATGTGGTGTTACTTAAGCACGATGAAGCGTTATGTAAGATGGTATCTAAAATGAAGTACCAAGATGAAATAGACCATATTGTAACCTATGCCCCCCGCAATAACTTCATTAAGAATTTAGCAATAGATCAAAAGGGGAACACCTTAGTCTTATTCCAATTTGTAGAGAAGCATGGCATTCCCCTTCATAAGATGATAGAGGATGCAGCTGATCCTAAGAGAAGAGTATTCTTCGTAGCTGGCATGACTGATGCAGATACTCGTGAGGAGATTCGTGCCTTAACTGAGACAGAAAAGGATGCTATCATCGTTGCCTCTTTAGGTACGTTCAGCACAGGCATCAACATTAAGAACTTACATAACATCATCTTTGCTTCCCCTAGTAAGAGTCAAATCAAGATACTTCAAAGTGTGGGAAGGGTATTAAGAAGGAGTGATGATGGCCGGCCGGCTAAGGTATATGATATCGCTGATGACTTCCATTGGAAATCTAAGAAGAACTATACCCTTAATCATTCCGCTGAGCGTATTAAGATCTATGCCAAGCAGAAGTTCCAATTTTCCATTCACGAAGTAAACATATAAATAGTATTATGGATAAACTACCTAAAACCCTCGAAGAACTAAATATTAAATACTTTAAACTACTTAATGGTGAGTCTATTATATCATATGTTCATGATATTGATGCTGAGCATGGCGCTATGGTAGGCTTAGAAGAACCAATGGCAGTACTAGTTAAAGGTACTAAAGACTATCAGTTTACCCCTTGGTTCCCATTCTCCACTGGTAAGGTCCACATGTTAGACTCATACAATATCATTGCTGAGGCTGCTGTTGATACCCACATGAAGGCGTACTATATGAAGTTAGTGCTTGATGACGTTGATGGTACTAGTGATATTGATGTATTGACTAAAGAGTTACCTGATGGTAGTACGAATGTACATTAGCGTAACTGGTACTCTATGGCCCGGAGCTATGGGGCTTAGTGAATATACGTAGTATATGTATAGGACTAGTGGTGTTAAACCTGGCCTAATTGATACTTAATTTGTACTGGTACTTAATGGCGGCTGGTACTCAGTACCATTATACCATACCCCCTACCGTTTGTACACGGTCTACCCCAAATAAATTAAATGGCATGATACGGTATCTATTCCGTCAGAAACATGTTATAATGGTACCATACTAATTAAACCAGAGGACCCTTATGCCAGAGAAGATCAAACCAAGAGATAAACCCCATTACGTTAACAACAGAGAATTCTCATATTCAGTAGTTGACTATGTAAAATCAACTCATGATGCTGCTGAAGCAGGTACTAAAAAACCACAAGTAACAGATTATATTGCTACTTGTTTCATGAAGATATGTGAAGGCCTAAGTCATAAGCCTAACTTTGTTAGATATACCTACCGTGATGAAATGGTTATGGATGGCGTAGAGAACTGCCTTAAGGCTATATACAACTATAACATTGAAGCGGCTACACGAACTGGTAAACCTAATGCCTTTGCCTACTTCACCCAGATTGCTTACTTTGCATTTATCCGTAGAATTGTTAAAGAGAAGAAGCAAGCGGATATCAAGTTTAAATTTATGGCCCAAGCAGATGTAGAATCATTCGTTACTTCAATTGATCCTAATTCCCCTATTGACCAGAAGTTCATTGAAACCTTACGTGAGAAAATCACTAAGGTTCAAGAGAACGATAATGCTATTAAGGAATTTGCCAAAGAAGAAAAGGCTAAAGAGAAAAGAAAAGAGAAAGGTTTAGAACTGTTTTGCGTATAGCGATACTTAATGACACCCACTGTGGTGTTAGGAACTCCTCTGAAATCTTTATGGATTATCAAGAGAGATTCTATCGTGACGTATTCTTTCCTTATCTTAAGGAAATGGGCATCAAGAATATATTCCACCTTGGTGACTACTATGACCATCGAAAGAATATCAACTTTAAGGCCCTCCACCACAACCGTAAGATCTTCTTAGAGCCATTAGCAGAGATGGGTATCCACATGGATATTATCCCTGGCAACCATGATACCTTCTATAAGAATACTAATGACTTAACATCTCTTAAGGAACTATTAGGATATTATACCGCTAATGTAACTATTATCACCAAGCCTACTAAGGTAAATGGTGTCCACCTTATTCCTTGGATCAATGATGAGAACCGATCGGAGTATCTAAACTATATCCGTAATAATGATGGTATCCTAATGGCCCATTTAGAGTTAGAAGGGTTTGATGTCCTTAAAGGTATGAAGAGTCCCCATGGCATGTCCTCTAAATACTTTGATCATTACGACAAGGTTCTATCTGGCCATTTCCATACCCAATCTAATAATGGTACAGTTAGATACTTAGGTTCTCAAATGGAGTTTACTTGGAATGATGCCCACGATCCTAAATGGTTCCATATATATGATACTGAAGATCAAAGTGTAACAGCTATATTAAATCCTATAACACTATTTGAGAAGATATATTATGATGATAGTAAAGAGCAGGTATTCGATATGGATAACTACGTTGATAAGTTTGTTAAGGTAATCGTTGAAAAGAAATCTGATGTTCCAGCATTTGATGCCCTTATTGATCAGTTATCAGAGATAAATACCCATGAGCTTAAGATCGTTGAGAACTTCCAGGAGTTCTTAGGGGAAAATGTAGCTACCTCCTTAGAAGATGTTGAGAATACCCAACAGCTAATGGATGACTACATTGAATCCGCCCATACTAACTTAGATCGTGATAAACTAAAGATCTTACTTAACTCCCTATATAATGAAGCAATTGACCAGGAGATTCAATGATTAAATTTAACTTTGTGGCGTGGCAGAACTTCCTATCCGCTGGTACCACTGAAGTAAGAATTGACTTAGCCCAACATAAATCTACGTTGATTGTAGGCCACAATGGCGCAGGCAAATCAACTCTACTAGATGCTATGTCCTTTGGACTATTTGGTAAACCCCACCGTGGGGTTAATAAGAAAGGTTTAATCAATTCTGTTAATGGTAAAAATTCAGTGGTTACTGTAGAGTTTGAGAGTAATGGCCACACCTTCTTAATCATCCGTGGGATTAAACCTAATAAGTTTGAGATCTGGCAAGATGGTAAGATCGTAGATCAATCAGCTAATTCACGTGACTATCAGAAGTTCTTAGAGCAGAATATCCTTAAGCTAAACCATAAGTCCTTCCATCAAATAGTAGTACTTGGCGCTTCGTCATTTGTACCCTTTATGCAGCTTAAACCTAAGCACCGTCGAGAGGTTATTGAGGATCTATTAGATGTATCAATCTTCTCATCGATGAAAGGAATTTTAAAAGAACGTACTACCACTCTTAAAGGTAAGATGCATGATACCAAGGCCTTATTAGATATAGACAAGGGTAAGTTAGAATACCAAGATAAGTATATTACCCAAATGGAAGGTTTAAACCGCCAGGCCGAAGAAGATGTAGAAGCTAAGAATACTAAGATTGATACAGAGATCTCTGGCCATATTCAGTATGGTATTAACTTAACGAATTCCTTAATTGATGATCCCAGTTCTAAGCTACTAGGCCTTAACGCTACCGCCTCAGAACTAATTGGGGAGTTAGCAGGTATTAAGGGATCAATCGAGCAGTGTACTGAGGAGCATTTGTTCTATATGAATAATGATTCATGCCCGACCTGCTCTCAAACTATTACCCAACACCTTAAAGATGATAGGGTATCCACCCTTAAGTCAGGGGCTAGAGATTTACTCGCCACTAGAGAAGCAGCGATAGCCTCCCAAGTAGTTAACAATGAAGCCTTAGGGGTTATTCAAAAGGAGTTAGAGTATATAGCTTCTATCAATACCAAGATGAGGGAAACTCAAACTAAGATCGAACAGCTTAAGGCCTCTAAACAAAAACCAGTACAGGCCACTGATCTTGCTGATGACTATGCCGAGCTTAAAGCCCTTAAGA